ATGGCGCTGGTTTTAATGATAATTACTGTACTCAATGTATGCCAAATTCCTTCGATTGGGTCCAGTTGCCTTCCCTGAAAATACTTTTGAATAACTTGGTCTTGCGTTAATCCATTAAAAGGATTTTTAGCCGCATAAGTGATTCCGGAAAAAGAAAAGACCAACATTAAAACTAAGCTTAAGGTGAGAAAAATTTTGTTCATTGTTGTCCCTCCATAATAGTTTTTGTATGTTATAGATTCTACTGAATATTTACATTTCCTTCCAAACTGATTTACAAAAAAACGATAAGCATCTAAAATGCAGGAGGTGAAAACCATGATAGGTTCAGACCTATTACCTGAACTTCGCGTCCGCATTCGGGACGAAGGTAAAATTACAATTGGTGATGACAACCTTTTACTCATATACGTGAATGAAGCAATAAGCTGGCTTAGTAACCAGCTTATTTCCTTTAAAGACCCTATTATGATAACCCAAGCAACAATAACCTCCGATATCACATTGCCTACCGGGTTTGTTAAGTTCGTGGGGCAATATCCGATTATCAGGACTGGCACAGGTTTAACACTTCTCCTTGATTTAGATTCGGTAACAGCAAAATATTGGACGGTGAAATCGCCGATTAACGTTTGGAGTGGTACCATAGACTTTCCCGACCAATATAAAAACGTTCTGACTCAATATGCCGCCATTGCGGCAATCAACAAAATTGGCAAGCCAATTGACCAGGATTCGGTGATGTTGAAGCAACTGAATGACATGCTAACTCAGGCGAGACAGGGGTGATATAGTTGGCAACTACAGTCAGCACCCTATTAACTAAAGTTAGGATGAAAATCCGTGATACAACTTCCACTGAATATCCTGATAGTGAATTAATCGATTGCCTTAATCAAGCGCTTGACTATATGTCAGCTTTTTTGATTCGGATCAAAGATGGAGAAATGATAAATTCGGTGGAAGTAACGGACGGAAGTCTTACCAAACCGGATGACTTTGATAGTTTTGTTGGCGCTCAAATGCTGTATATAGAGGGCGACACAATCAAAACTTTGTCCGGCTCAACAGCCACCATGCGGTATTATGCGGCTAAAAGTCATGTTAGTGCGACCACTGACACCATTCTCTTTAAGGTCAGTATTGAACCTTTATTAATTGAGCTTACTGCTATATACGCCTTAAATCGTAATGAATTTGATGTAAACCAGGACAATGCGCTATTTGAAAAGCACCTGGCTTTACTGCAAGGTGGTGGAAGCTAATGCAGAAGTCGACCAAACATGCCAATGAAACGGTACTTTCTTTATCCGATTTTACCGGCGGCATTAACTGTGCTATAACTCCGGACCAATTAGGGCAAACCGAATCCCAGGTATTAGAGAACTTCGAACTAAATTCATCAGGAATGCTAGTATCTAGCGGCGGCTTACGCAAAGTATATACTTTTGCTAATGGCGATATAGAAACGCTATTTTCTAAAGGTGATGGTAATATGTTTTTTTCGAATAGTAGCAGCCTGTATGAAACCGACTTAGATAGTATCTTGAATACGTACACTTTATCCGGTTACAAATTGCCGTCTTATACCCGGTTTGATAAAAAGATAGTAGTTTGCAGCGGTAGTTCGATTCAGTATTATGATAAAAAAGACCCGGACAGCGGTCTGCGAACCATCGATGATGACGAAGCCCCGATAGCGGATGCTGCTTTCGTAAAAGATGGCCGGATTATCGTCTATAATGCAAAAAATGATTATTTCTATTACTCGGGCATTGGTGATATAACAAACTGGATTTTTTCGAGTGATACCGGCATTACTAACCCTACTAAAATAACATTGATGGCAACAACTACCGGCACCTTAGAAACCGCTTATCACGTCGATGTATTAACCATTTATGAAGAAGCTGATGCAGACGGCGATGTAACCTTAACCCTTGACGGTGATGTCGCATATACCGTTTCCATTGAGGACGATGATACCGCCATTGAGATTGCTCAAAAAATTGCTAATGGCAATGATTATGACGGCTGGACTGTAACCCGAGATAGTAATGTACTAACCTTTACAGCCAATAAGCGGGGTGAAAAAGATCAACTTGTTTATGATTATGGCGATACGGAAGCCCTGGGTACTGTAGTTAATAATGCCGAAGGGGCCGGGATTTATCAATATAAAGTGTCTGCTGTAAAGAACACGGCCACTGATGGAAACGACCCGGTTTATGCCGAAACCGCCGCCTCGGAAACGCAAGAAATAACCTTGACGGCAACCGGCGGTGTAACGATTAGCTGGTCGGCGATTACTGATGCGGTGAAATATAAGATTTATGGCCGTACCGAAGATGAATTAACCTTACTAAAAACAACTACCGATACATCATGGACGGATGACGGCTCAACATATAATCTTGGCACCGATCCACCGACAACCAATAGTACGACTTATACCCATACGACTAGCGATGCCGATAAAGTAAAGATAGGCTATAAGGACGACGGATTTATTACTGCAGTTGTCATGCTGAGTGCGGATATTATCGTATTTAAGAACAACGGCAAGATATTTCGAGTTGAAGGCGACTATCCCGACCAAGCTTTGTATAGCGTAAGTGATAGTGCCCATTGCCAAAATCGCTTTTGTGCTATTCAGGCCGGAAATAACGCCTATTTTTATGGACAGTACGGCTTAAAGGACCTAGGTACGGTAGTCGAATATGGCTCGGTTAAAGCAAGTGAAATCGGAGCTAAAATTGATAGTATTGCCTCAAATAATGCGGCGGCTAGAATGTGGTATCTGCCATCACTTCATCAATTATGGATCAAAGTAGATAATAGCGGCAAAATCTATGTTTACAACTATTTGCGAAATGCATATAGTGTGCGGCGGTTTAGCAGTCCAATCAATGATATTGCTACTTTTCAGAATGCCGTTTATATTGTCATGGGAGCATCAATATATTTACTTAATCCTTTTAGTGATAAAGAAGATGAGGCTTATGTTACTTCAATTTATAAATCCAAGCGATTCAGAAATGACAATGAAATAAATGTTAAACGAATCCATATAGAGTTTTACTGTGTTAAAAATGCTACGTGTTATATTCAGATTGGCAAGTTTAGTGAAACAATTTCATTAAGTGCAGAATCACCTTCTGTTTATAACAATACCAGTGTTATTTATAGTAATGATCAGCCAATATGGGTTAACGGTTTAGTGATTGTAGATCGAAAAGTAGATTTTAATATAACAGATTTTGATATAACAATTAAGATTACTAAAGGTTTAGTGAAAATCAGAAACATTTCGCTGACGATAGCGGAATTGTAGAGGAGGTGGATAGACATGAGTTATTCTCCATTGTATCCATTGGACCATACAAGTGCCGATGGAGATAATGATTATACCCAAGCTGAAAAATTGCAAAAGGAAATTGAGCATATTTACGCCTGCATGAATGACCTTTTAAATACGCAAGTGCCTACGCTATTAGAAAACTTCGATGCGGATAAAGTAGACGGCTATCATGCGACGAATACGGCTAATAATTTGCCTGTGCTTGATTCGGAAGGTAATTTGACGGTAGATACAACTGGTACAGCGTACAATATTCCAACCGGAAACGTTGGCGGCAATATCTGGATTGCCTAGAAAGGAGGTAGGCACATTGTATATTCATGTTTATACCGATAGCCCTACGTCTGGAGGAACGGACGGTACCCAGGTAAGTGAAGAAATATCAACAACATTAGCGTCAGCTGCAGCGATTGCCGATACGACAATCACGGTAGATGACGCTACTAATTTTTATGCGGCTTTAAGTATTAAGATAGATTCTGAAATAGCCACAATATCCAGCGTTGACTATGATACAAACGTGATAACTTTGTCCGCTGATTTGACGGTAGCGCATAGTTCTTCGGCTACAGTTAAAAGTGTAAGCAACGATTCTAGCCCGATAACCTATTCGGACAGCGTTACAGCCGGAAGCGAATCCGGGACTATTACTCTGGGCATCAGAACCGAAAGCGGTTATGCAACGACAGGTAGTACCGTCATTACACCAAACGGTACTACAGCTAGTTATTGGGCTTTATCTGCCGATGGTTCAACCTGGAATGATTATGGGGCGGCATTGACGATCACAAGTACAATTTCTACAACAAATACGTTGTTTTACGCCAAATATAAATCTGTTTCAACTGAGTTAACCTTGCACGATAAGACCGTCAACTTTGTCGTGGCGACAACGATTAGCGCGACAACTTCTTAAGGTGGTGCTGAGATGCCAGATACAGTTTCAATCAAGGTAGATACTGCCCGAAAGTTAGCTAATTCGTTTAGGATAAAAGCGGATACTGCTAGATTACTGAAAAAAACCGTAAATATCAACGTAGATACGCTTCGCCAAAACGTTAACGCTGTATGTATCAAGGTTGATACCAAACGAAAAATTACTGCAACAACCACGGATAAAAGCCTCTACTATCTTAAAGATGATACTACTTATACGGTGCCTCTTTATACGGATGAATTTGACGTAGGTAGTACCTATATTTGTTTTCGCGATACGGAGAATGATAATGAAATCCTTTATGCTAGGCTTTGTGATGTGGATAGTGATAACGCATCTGATGTACGCGCCATTAAAAGCAGCACGACCTATGCGATTGCGAACAGTAATGACGGGTTTCACAATTTATCTAAGACTAATTTATATACTGATGGTTTTTGGGGGAGTTGGACGGATGTATCAACAAGTCTGAGTGTGGATCTACCGGAAAATCGAACCATCACTATTGAATACGATATTGATTTTTATAATGATGATGGAGATTCCTACGTGGAAGGCCGGGTGTTAGTAGATAGTGAAACGCAGACTTGCTATTTCTATAAGACTACAAGCTGGAATAGTGGTAGTAGCGGCGATTATACCATGACCGAAGATATTTGGACGGCGCGGGAAGCTGAGGGGAAAATATACAGCAAATCGGTGAGTCAATCGCTTAGTTTGGCGGCTGGCACGCATACTTTTGTTATGCAGTTGAAAGGTAGTGGCTGGGAACGAGCTAATAGTTGCAAAGATAGAAGTATTCAGATTACCTGATGTTGGCGATAATAAAAAAACTCTATAACTAAAAAGAGGTCTAATAAGCGAAGTACGGCGAAATACAACAGTAATTACTTGTATCCTATAATAAACCGTTATGTGAAAAATGCCTGAAGGATAAAGAAATTTTCTAGGATATTTATACTAATAAAACTACAAGGAGGGGTAAGTAATGATCGGAATATTAGCTGGCATGGGACCTAAATCTACCGGTCCATTTATAGATAAGATAGTTGAACAATGCCAAATAATTTATGGAGCAACCTATGATATGGATTATCCCAAAATGATGATTTATTCATGTCCTACTCCCTTTTACTTAGATCGTCCAATCGACCATATGGAAATGGAACACGCAATTATAAGTGGTACCAAAAAATTGGCATCTACTGGTGTAGATTTTATTGCAATCCCTTGTAATACAGCTCATACCTATTTTGATAAGATAGAAGGAGCTGTTTCAATACCAATACTGAATATGGTTAAAGAAACAATAGCTCAGGTTTCCACTAATTGTAAAAAAGTGACAATACTGGCAACCCCAGCTACTATTGATTCTGGAATATACCAAAAAGGTATCAAAGAATCAGGACTGCATCTCATTTTGAAAAACGATTGGCAAGAAAATATCAATACTATTATTAAATTAGTAAAATCATCCTCAAAAAAAACAGAAGGAATAGATTTATGGAATAAACTTATGAAAGAAATTGAAAAAGAGGTTGATACCGCTATCATTGCCTGTACAGATTTAAATATCATTTCTGATAAAACAATATCACCTATTCAAATAATTGATTCATCAACTAGTCTTGCAAGAGCAGTAGTCAAAACATATTTAGAATGGAATCGAGAATAAACTCATAAATTCTGTTATGGCTTAAATATAAAGCCTATCAGCGTCCGATAAGAAATACTGATTGAAACAACGCTGCATAAAGTTATAGTATAATTGAGCTATTACTACGATTGGGGAGTGATTGACGTTGAAATTCACTTGTCCATTAATTGCAATTAGCGATTTGGAAAAGTCTAAACGATTTTATCAAGAAGTACTTGGTCAAAAGATAACATTAGATCTTGGGAAAAATGTGTGGTTTAATGGTTTTTGTATACAGCTTGATTTCGCTAACTTAATATCAATAAATGAAAAGACTATTGTGAAAAAATCACATAATTTTGAGTTATACTTCGAGGAAGATGATTTCGATGCTTTTCTCAAGCATTTAAAAAATTTTGATTATGTTGAATATGTTCATCCACCTATAAAACATGATTGGCAGCAACGTGTAGTTAGGATATATGATCCTGACCAACATATTATTGAAATTGGAGAATCCATGGCTGTCATTGCCAAAAGATATTTACGCCAAGGCTTGTCTCCAGAGGAAACAGCGAAAATCATTCAACACCCCATTGAATTTGTAAAGGCATGTATGTAGTTGCACACGACTTAACGTCCGATAAAGAACCATTCAGTTAACCATAAACCCTAAGATTTCCGCACCTTTGCGGTATCCTAGGGTTTGTTATAGTCAAATAGCTGACGTTTTGTTTGTAGACGCCAAAAAGCAAAGCTGGTAAAGGAATATGTAAGAAAAAGATGGAGGTGTTTTGATGTATTATGCGTTTAACACACGCGGTAAATGTGTTGGGGCCTTTACGCATATGCCGTCGGCCACGGCATTAACTGAACGGAGTAATGTTTCAGTCGAAAAATATGATAAAGAAGTAAAAACAAAAAATTTAATTATGGAACATGGTGAATTGATAGATAGTACGCCAAAACCAACAACGAATACGAGCACTACCACGACAACTACTACGGACGGTAAAACGACATGACGCTAGATGAGTGGCTTGAGTTTTATGAAAATAAATTAGGACATAAATTTAACCCTTTTCCTGATGCAAACTTTGTGTTTGATGCAGAAAAAGGGTTTTGTGTTTGTAAGCAGGATGGTGATGCGCTCCTGGTCGGAGATGTAACAGGCGATGGCCGTTATTGGGATACATTCTTGCAGACCATGGCCCGAGAACTGGGGTGTAAAAGGATTAAATTCGGCACATACCGGAAACCGGGGGCGTTTGTCCGCAAATTCGGGTATCACATCGTTGGCTTTATTATGGAAAAGGAGGTTTGATTATGAGCGGGGTAAATAGTTTCCTTTTTGGTTCAAATGGAAGTACAACTCAATACGATAATCTAAGGCCGCTGTCTACATGGGGCACCAATGCCGGGAATACGTATTTCACCGGTGCGACTAATGAATATAACACTGGTCAAAAGTTGATCAATCAAGGTTCACAGTACCTAACTGATTTATATAATAACGGTACTAATTCACAGGTCAAAAGTGCTGATGCCGCATCGGCTCAATTAATTAATACCAATACCAATAAAAATTTTGGTTCGGCGTTAGCTAAAGCGGCAAGTAACGGCGTGATTGATTCTACACAATTTGGTGATACAGCTTCTAATATTCAAAGTACTGGCAATCAACAATTGCTTTCAGCTCATCAGCAAAATTATAATTCCGCGGCTAATCTAGGCAGTAATCTTGTTTCTACTGGTGAGAGTATGACCACGCCACTGCAACAGGGATATACAACAGAACGTAATTTCCAAGCATCAACACCGTATCAGACAGTGCAGACGGGTGCAAGTAGTGGGCTATTAGGTAGCTTACTAGGATCGCAAGCTGGGACACAAGCCCTCTTAAGTTTGATGGGTTGATAGGAGGTGATGATTAGTGGGACAAGTAATATTTATACCTTCTCAAGATCGTTGGGCTAACCTCGGGGCAACCGTGGGGAAACAGGTCGGCGATATTCTTGCCGCTAAAGCACAGAATGAAGCGTTGCAAAAATGGTTAAATACAGCGGACCAATTATATAAAGCTGCCACGAATCCTACAGCAACCAATGAACAGATAACGGCAGCCGCCAGTCAATATACTGGCATTCCTGGGTTAGTAGGAAATGATGGCGTTAATATTTTAGCAAATTTGCAAAATGATTGGCAAGCTGCCAGCGCTAAAACAGCAGATATTGATAAACAGTTAGCTAATACAACTGATGATGCCACCAAGAAGACATTGACTGACCAGCGGACTGACTTGCAGAATCAAATGGATACAGCACATCAAAGGGCTAGTTGGCTAAGGTCAGCGTTAGGAAATAAAGGGGCTGATTTAACTGGACTGGGTGCTAGCGATGATATAAGCCAATACATACAAAATCGTAATGATTTCCATAATAGTTTATTGCCCCAATCCCAGGCTGTTACCTCGGCGATGCAAAGTATAAAGAGTGACCAATCCACCTACGATAATGCTCAAAATGAGTTAAATAGTATAAATGCACAATTAGCTAATCCTGATGATAATACTGATGTTACAGGATTACAGGCTAGAGCTGATCAATTACAGAAAACTATGGCTGATGCTCATTCAAATGCTGAATGGACACGTAATTCAATGTTTAATCCTAGCTTACTTGGAACAAAGGGGCAAGCGGTAGTTGGCGCTGACGGTAATTATAATAGTCAAGGGTTATTACCAGGGAATACGGATTTAACCAACTCATTTAGTAAGGCATTGACCAACGCTAATAACAATAAATATCAGATAACCTTAGACGATGTTGCCAAGGACTCCAATATAGCTAATTATGCAAAGGCGGCGGCTTATGCGGCGGCTAGAGATAAGTTTAACTCAACGCAATATGAAAACCAAGCAATGCAAGCGTTATTAAAGGCTGGTTTAAGTTCTGATGCAATTGCTAAGTTACAACCAATGATTGAAAAACAAGCTTCAGATATAGGTAGTAATTATTTAGCTAGTATGTTAGCAGCAAACAACGGTGATACAAGAAATGCGGCAATATATGCTTTAGGTAGTGGCTTGGGTAGTGCTGCTATTAATATGGCCCAAGCGTTTGCACCTAAGACACAGATTGATAAAGTCGATACTGGCGATAAAATTGGATTATATTCAACAGCAACAAGTCCATTTGGCGGTACGCCTACGTTTTCGCCTGGACCAACATATTTAAAAGGTAATAGCCCTGGTGATATATTAAATGCTCAGTTAACCAGAGAACAATTAAAGCAAAATAACGATCAGTTCAGTGCGAAAATGCAGCAGAGTCAAGATCAGTTTAATAAGAACTTTCAACTAGCTCAAGTAAAATTAGGGCTGGAAAAAGATAATCAAGTTAGACAACAAGGCTTACAACAACTTCAAATTATAGCGGGCATGGCAAATAATTATAAGGCTACAATAAGTGGCTATCAAGACC